CAATATATCGCCTTTTTTAAAATGTTTAAAGTCTTCTTTTACGATAAAACAAAAAACACCAGTATCTTGTACAACTTTAATGTACTTTTTACCTTGTGAGACTTTTGTTTTACTATCCCAAAGTTCAACTTGTTCTTTTGAATATCCAGTCAATTCTTTTTGACCGTTGCTAGTTGACATTCTTTCATAGTCTTTTTTAGCACAATTCATCATTATTTTAATACCTTCTTCAAGGTTTTTAGCAGTAGTATTTACGGTTATCATAGTTATTGTCCTTTCTTCATAGTTAATATAGTCATTATACCAGAACCAATCATAATGGCAAGCATAATAAAGAACATTGTCCAGTTTTCATTGCCTAAACAATGACCACCACAATCTTCAATTGCACCAACAGCCATAATAGCTGCTAGAATAGTCGTAATACTAAAAAAAGTGTTCATAAGTGTTTGTCCTTTCTCTTTTTTCATAATATACGACCATATTACCATAGATAAATAGTGCAGGCAAGCACTATTTTTAAAAAAATGCATAAAAAAACCCTTATAAATCAACGCTTTTTAACTTTTTTTGTTCTAGTTTTGTTCTTTTTTGTCGTTTCCTGTCAATTTTCAACAAAAAAACAGCGAATCGAGCTCAAAAATGAGCGAATCACTTGCGAGTGGTCGCCTGATTATGAAAAAATCGGTGATGAAGCGTTAGATTCTTTAGATGATATGCGAAGAATCAACTTAATGCAGATGAAAGCTGCTTGTAATTTTTAATAAATAGTAGAAAAAAGGGGATTTACATGAAAAAATGTCAAAATTGTGGACATGATTGTCATTGTGGCACAACTTGTACACAAAATCACAAAGATGGTGACGGAAAAGATATTTTAGTATTATGTTGTAATCAATGCCGACACGAAAAAAAGGAATAGTATGCCGAAAATGAGATTATTTAAGTTTTGGAACGAAGCTGGTGACGAAAAAGAAAAAGAAGCGATAAGTTTAAAGAAAGCAATAATGTCTGTTCAATCAGATTTTAAAGATAAAATGATTAGTGTTGAATATATCAGTAAAAAAGGCAAAGAAATGTGCCATTCAATATTCATACCAATCGGTAGAAAGATTAAACAAGCGTTAATTCAAGAAAGAAGAAGAGAGGCGTTAAAGAAAAAGAATGCCGGCAGTAAGTAGAAAAGGTGATAGTTTATCAACTGGTCATATTTGTGCCAGTACAACTACTTTAGACACACCAGGACAAGGTACTTGTTTTGCAAATAGTATTTTAATTGCAAGAGTATCAGACCCTACCGTATCACATCCATTTCCACCTTTACCACCATGCGCTCCACATGTTGCAAATGTAAACGCAGGTTCGCCAAATGTATTTGTAGAAAATAAAGCAGTTGCAAGAATTGGTGATAGTACAGACGCAGGCGCAATGACAAGCGGAAGTGGTAATGTTTTTGCAAACGGCTAGATATGTGTTATAAATATTACCGTTATGGCGATATACGATTCACAAACTCAAAGTAAAAGTAATAGAAACTCCAGAAGATTTAGGGATATTGACCTAGACTTTAGTAGAAATGCAGTTACTAATGATGTTAATATTGTTGAAGATGTAATCGCAGTAAAAAGAGCATTGAGAAATCTAGTACAAACAAATTTTTATGAGAGACCATTTCAACCAGAATTAGGATGTGGTATTAGAGAATTACTTTTTGAACCTTTTACACCAATGACAAAGGTTTTTTTAGAAAGAAAAATAGAAGAGGTCATAGTAAACTATGAACCTAGAGTAAATTTACAAAATGTTGCTGTTGATGATGACCAAGATAGAAATAGATTAGTAGTTGATATTTATTTTTATGTAGTAGGTGTTCCTGGTCCACAAGTAGTGCAAACATTTTTACAGAGGGTAAGATAATAAATGTCTTCAAGTGCAAATAAAATAGTTGTATCTGATTATGATTTTGACGCAATCAAAACTAATCTAAAAAATTTTTTACAAGGCCAAACAGAATTTCAAGACTACGATTTTGAAGGTAGTTCATTAAACATTCTTTTAGATATTTTATCTTACAACACACACTATCTAGCTTATCTTGCCAATATGGCAACAAATGAAATGTATTTAGATAGTGCTGATATTAGAAACAATATTGTATCATTAGCAAAAATGATTGGTTACACACCATCATCACCAAGAGCACCATTAGCTTCTATTGATGTAACTATTAATAACGGTTCAGGCACAAGTGTAACTATGGCTAAAGGTACCATATTTACAACAACGGTTGATAGTGTGTCTTACCAGTATGTTACAAATTCAGATGTTACAATTACACCTGTTGCTGGTATATACAAATTTTCAAGTTTGCCTATTTACGAAGGCAGTTTAGTAACATTTAAATATACGGTTGATGTAAATGATGTTGACCAAAAATTTATTATACCAAGTGCAAATGCTGATACTTCAACCTTATTAGTAAAAGTTCAAGAAAGTTCTAGTGATACAACAACAAACACTTATTCATTAGCAGGTGGTTATAATAATGTTACTTCTACATCAAAAGTTTATTTTATACAAGAAGGCCAAGACGGCAAATACGAAGTTTATTTTGGTGATGATGTAAATGGTAAAAAACTTGCAGATGGTAATATTGTAATATTAGAATATATTGTTACAAATAAAAAAGTTTCAAACGGCGCCAGTTCATTTACTTTATCAGGTAATATAGGTGGATTTACAGATGTAACAATTTCTACGGTTTCAAATTCTCAAGGTGGTTCTGATGGTGAAACAAATGAATCAATTAGACACAATGCACCTTTACAATATTCAGCTCAAGATAGAGCAGTTACATCTACTGATTATGAAAGTTTAGTTAAAACAATTTATCCAAATGCATTATCAGTAAGTGCTTGGGGTGGTGAAGATGACGAAACGCCAAGATACGGTGTTGTAAAAATAGGAATTAAAGCAGCTTCAGGTTCTACTTTAACCGAAACCACAAAAAATGATATTATCACAAAATTAAAACCTTATAATGTGGCTTCAGTATCACCACAAATTGTTGACCCCGAAACAACTTCAGTTTTATTAACTTCAAATGTAAAATATGATTCTGCTTCAACGACAAAATCTAGTGATACAATTAAATCAGATGTTATAAGTGCAATTACAAATTATAACACAAATACATTACAAAAGTTTGACGCAATTTATCGTCATTCAAAATTAACAGGTTTAATTGACGATACTGATACAAGTATTTTATCTAATATTACAACCGTAAAAATTAGAAAATCATTTACACCAACTTTATTATCATCAAACAAATATGACATTTATTTTAGAAACGCATTATTTAATCCACATTCTGGCCATAACGCTTCAGCAGGTGGTATATTAAGTTCTACTGGTTTTAAAATAGATGGTAACGACAATGAAATGTTTTTAGATGATGATGGTGCAGGTAATGTAAGATTATATTACTTAGCTTCAGGTATAAGAACATATGTAAATGAAACACAAGGTACAATTAGTTACACAACAGGACAGATTACACTTAACTCTTTAAATGTGGCCTCTATATCAAATATTAGAGGTTCAACATCAACGGTCATAGAATTAACGGCAACTCCAGATTCAAATGATGTAGTTCCTGTTAGAGACCAAATTATAGAAATAGATGTAGCAAATTCAAGTATCACGGTAGCTTCAGACACATTTGTTGGTGGTTCTGCTGACGCTGGTGTAGGTTACACAACAACATCAAGTTATTAATGAACAATGGCAAAATTTAATGATAAAATTTCAACGATACTTAA